TAAGAAAGTCACTTGGAGGTGAAATATATGTCGGAACAAAATATAGAAAAGAATCAACCAGGTACTTCTGGTAACGTGGGCGGAACAGCCCCAGGACTTTATCAAGGCCAAGGCGCATTTGTGTCAGGTGGTATTGGTGGAGTTTCTAACCCAGGCGCAAGCACATTGGGTAACGCACCAGTAGCAACTATTGGTTCATCATCTGGTTCCAATGCCGTAAACCCTTCTGGGACTACTGCAGCATCTGGAATTCTGCGCCCTGAACAGGCACGTCGTTTTATCGATTATGTTTGGGATGCAACCGTACTTGCAAATGATGGCCGTAAGGTTACAATGCGAGCAAATACTATGGAACTTGAGAAGGTTAACGTAGGAGAGCGTGTAATTCGTTCAGCAGCACAGGCTGATGGTACATATACAAACACAGGAGCAACATTCTCAAAGGTTGAATTGACTACAAAGAAGATTCGTCTTGACTGGGAAGTTTCTGCTGAAGCACTTGAAGATGGCGTAGAAGGAGATGCTCTTGAGGATCACCTAGTACGTTTGATGACAAATGCGTTTGCAAATGATATCGAAGACCTTGCAATTAATGGTGATGGTACAACATCCCCATTCCTTAACATCATGACTGGTTTCGTAAAGAAGGCCAAGACTAATGGATTCGCACATGAATCAGTTGTAACCGTAGCAGATAATGCTTGGACACCTGAAGTTATGCAGGGAATCATCAATGCAATGCCACGTAAGTACCGTGCACTTAAGAACAATCTTAAGTTCTACGCAGGTACAGATGCATTCGGAGGAATCGTTAAGAATAACGGTACCCTTGCAGATGCAGTTGCAGAAGCATTCACTGGTCGTATGCCAGGAAGCACACAAGCAAACCGTCAGAACTATCTAGACGGACTTGGACAGACATTCGGTGGAGCACGTACAACACGTGTTCTTGGAATTGAAGTTCAGGAAGTCCCTTACTACCCAGCAGGATATATCGATTTGACATTCCCTGCTAACCGTGTATGGGGTATGCAACGTGACATCACTGTAAACCGTGAATACGTAGCAAAGAAGGACACAATTGAATACACAGTATTCGTCCGCTTTGGTATTCAGTGGGAAGAAGAGGATGCAATTGCATTCGCTGACGCTGCTGCAGATGCATAATCTGTAAACAGTACCTTTAATGGGGGGCGGGAGTTCACTCTCCTGCCCCCTTATTAACTTTATAATGATATAATACAATTAACACTACAAGGAGGATATATTTATGTCAGAAGAACTAAATAACGAAATTGCTGGGACATTTTCAGAAGAAGAACTATCTTCTATTGTTGAAGAAAACCCAGAAGTTTTAGAAGCACCCGAACCAACAATTAGCGAAGAAGATCAGGCAATGATTGACGCAGTCAATGATGTAGAACTACTTGAACTTGAAGAAACGCCACAATGGAAAGACCCAGAGCCTTTCCTCTATGTTCATCCAGGAGAGCCAGGATCAGATAACGATGTTATTGGTTCCCCAGAACCATCAGAAGTTGCACCACAGCCATCACTAGGCTATGACAACAATGGAGTTTTGGGATCAACAACACCAGTTCAGCAAGAAGTTCATGCTGCACCCGCTGCACCAAATGCACCGCTAACATCAGACAAGGTTGCGGTATTTTCTACTAGAAATGCATCATGGGGAGAATTTGGTAAGGTCTATAACGGATACAACATTCTTTCTCCAAAGGCAGCAGAGGCTTGGCTAACAAGAGATCACTGCAGAATTGCTACACCAGAAGAAGTTGCGAAGGAATTCGGTAACTAATCCATGGAGGTAATGAGAGTTCCACCTTATCCTATTACAACTACTTGGACACTACCTATAGCCAACTATACGTATGTTCAAGTTGTTGAGGATCTGGTGGACCACTCAGTAGTTCAAACTACAGTACAGTCAAATGCCAGTGGAGTTGTTACATATGTGCTACCACTTGACAAGGTTCAGTTTGACAGAAAGTTTTATATTAAATTTTATGATACAGAGCACGAGCATATTCTTTATGAAGAAAATCTAGATATCATTAGACCATATGTCAATGCAAACAAGATTGGCGACACTGCTTCAGAAATTGCTGAATATAGAATGCATGAACTATTAGCAAGAGCAATTATCGATACAATAATTCCAAACGGATTTTATAACTACAAGAAAGTTATTCAGGCAGTTGGGCAAGGATCAGACTACTTCCCTCTTTGGTACGATACAAATAAAATTTTGAAAGTCTATGAAAATAATGTTTTAGTTTATGATGTGGAAACTCCATCAGAGAATATTTGCGATTATGTAATTACGCTAGATAATTCAGCAGTTCAAAGAGTTCTGACTGGAAACTGGAATCGTGCTGAAAATGCCCCACCTAATCTTCCAATCTCTATTGGAGATCTTGGTTACTTTGGTTATAATACAGTTTCATTCCCAGCAGGATATGACTACACCTTTATTGTTGATAGCGGATATAAGACTATTCCATCAGATGTAGAAGTTGCAACTAGAGCACTCATTGAAGATATCAAGTGTGGCAAACTAGATTATTATAAGAGATATGTTTCATCATATAATACTGATCAGTTTACAATTCAGTTTGATAAGGCAGTATTTAGTGGAACAGGAAATATGCTAGTAGATAAGATATTGGATAAGTATTCAAATACTATTCTCAAGCCAGGGATAATCTAATGTTATGCGAAGTTGCAGATTTTGCCTTCCCATTATTGGCTGATGTATATTACCCAATTGTTACACAAGGGGATCTTGGAGAAGTAAAAAAGCAGTGGCTAATAGACAAGACAGTTGCTTGTAGCCTATCTTCTGCGGGACTTAAGGCAAATCAAGAAGTAACCCCAAACGTTAATATAACACATAGTTCTATCCTATACGGTAGAACTAAAAATGACATTAGAATCTCAGAAAGACAAGAAGCAACATCTATTACTAATATCATATTAACAAATATTAGAGATTCATCTGGAACACCAATATATACAGAGACAGCAGGGGTTAGAGCAGGAAAGTCAACAATATTTGAGATTGCAACAAGCGAACCTTTTATTGGACCCTTTGGGGGAATTGAATACTATAAACTAGTTGTTAGAAGATCTGAAAATCAGGTGTCAACAATATGATAAGCCTTAAGTTTAATACAGCAGCATTTAATAAAGAAATGAAAAATATAATGGATTATTCATTTGGATTTGTTGAAGGGCTTGAATATGGTAAAGCAGAAATGTACAGAAATTTAGGACCAGAGATTACAGATATTGTTTATTCATACATAGACTCAAATGCAAGGGTAAGCCCACAAACACTTCATCATATATATGAGTGGTATCAAATAGGAAGCCCAGAGTCACGACTATACGACATTAACTACTCAATAACATCAACAGGTTTAAAATTCTCTAGTAACTTTAAACAATCAAACACTATCAAAGATGGATCTAAAGTACCCTTTTATAGCAAAGCGCAGATTATGGAAAATGGAACTCCAGTTACCATATCGCCTAGAAAGGCAAAGGTCTTAGCATTCGACATTAACGGACAGACAATATTTACTCCAAATTCAGTTACAGTTGATAACCCTGGAGGTCAGTCAGAAGGTCAATTTGCAAAAGTTTTAGATTCATTTTTTAGTGTTTATTTTAAGCAATCATTTTTAAAGGCAAGTGGTTTGTCAGAGCATTTTAAAAATGCTAAAGTATTTAAAGAAAATATTCGTGCAGGAGCAAGAGGCGGAAGATCTGTTGGAGTATCAACTGGATCTCGCTGGGTAGCAACTGCATCAATTGGAAAGGTATCATAATGTTAGAGCCCAAACATAATTCTCCATTTTACAAGGCAGATGGAAAAGATTATCTGCATATGCCACCAGCAATAATCAATGCTTATATAAAAGATGTGATTACGCCACACCTTGATATTTCAGTAGAATTTGTGCCCACAATGCCAACAGATATCGATGCATTCACCGAACAGTTTCCAGGAGGACCTCTAGGTGCCTTGGGTGTATATGACAGAATGTTTAGAATGAGAAGATTGCCACTTCCATCTATCAAATGTGAGCAACTTCTATATTATTTTTATGCAAGAGAGATTGCAGATTTATACTCAATTCAAGAATCATTCCTTGAGCACTTTGATGAAGGTGTTGATTCAGCAGAAGATATAAATTCTTGGTATTCATTAAACTCGGCAAAAGTACCAGCCAAATATAGGACAAATCTTAAATTTCATAGTTTTAAAGTATACCAACTTAATGAAAGCCGAGATATCATAGATTTTGGAAC